TTCAGAATCGCTAAAGGTTGCCAACGAAGCCATCGGAATGCTTCAAGATCAGTTGCCGGAATGCTCAACACGAGACTTGGTTCAAATTTTTTCTGCCTCTGTGAAGGCACATCGAGAAATCACTGAGGACATAATCGTGCTCACCGCAAAAGAAACTCCTGAGGAAGAGTCCTCGGGAAGGGAATACGACGGGAAAGTTGAAGAGTTGTTGAAGAGAATTAGTAACTTTTAATTTACTTTTTGGGTTTTTACTTATACTAATGACATGACTTGCGATAACGAAAAAACAGTTCACAAACACCGAATAATACCGGGATATTCCGGGGGGAGGTACGAAGAAGGTAACGTAGTAAAAATTGGCCCCACTCGCCACGCTATGTGGCATTATGCTAACTGGGTCCGCACAGGAAACGAGGAAGACCGACTTGCTTGGCGAGGTCTTTCGGGAATAGCAACGCACGAAGAGTCGGTTCTTAAAGCATGTGCTTTAGGAGGAATCAAAGGTGCGGCGACTCATAAGCTCTCTGGAACTGGTCTATATGACCCCAACATAAGGTGCAACCCACACCTGGAAAATCCTAATCACTTCGAAGAAACCCTGGGGAAATATCTTCTAGAGAACCCTGACCACCAGAGAAAAGCAGGTACCCGCGCTGCAGAAGTAAACAGGGGAATCAAGCAAGGACTTTTTAATCCCGAGATAAGAAAGAAAGGCCCTAAAGCATTGCACAGCAAAAAGAACGACGAGGGTAAGAGCGCAGCAGCAGTTAAAAACTCCGTTTTCTTGCGTCAAAAGTATACAGATCCCGACCACCCCGAGCTTGGGGTAATGGATTCGGGCAATCTGGCGAAAAAACAAAAGAAACTTGGTCTCCCTTCGAGGCCAGGTAATAGGATAAAAGTGTTATGAACTCTTTACGCCCAGTAATAACTAACGCTCGCCAACTTGACGAACACAGCTCCTGGCGTAAGTACATACGAGGGATACAAGAGTTAATCGTAATGGAAGCCCCTGCTTCTGTCATTGAAGAATACAAATACCGGGCAGCAAGAAATTCATTCTTGGCATTTGCTGACATAATGAAGAAAGGCGATTTGAAAGTCGTAGCATTTCACGAGATTATAGGGTCGGCTTTCGAAGATCTGGCTACAAAACGTTATCGCCGGTTGATTGCGTCCTGCCCTCCGCGTTCTGGTAAATCCATGATGGCATCTATGTTTGTGGCGTGGTTGTTAGGCCGTGATCAGATGACTCAGCACATAATTGCGTCATACGGTCAGCAGCTCTCTGGAAAATTTCACAAAGATGCTATCGGTTACCTCAAACATCCGGAGTTCACTAAAATCTTCCCCGAATGGAAAGGTTTTTCGAGGGACTCGAAGTACGATATGCTTGGAGGTGGTTACATTTTGCCTACCTCAGTTGGAGGTGTGATGACAGGGTTTACTTCTGGGACTACAAATATTACAAGCCCAGGTGTAGGCTCTATGATTATCGACGACCCCTTGAAAGACTCAACGTCCACCGCAGCCTTGGAGGCACTTGAAAGTTGGTGGTCTGAGCAGGCCAGTACCCGTCGTACCAATAACTGGTGCCAAATGGTGATTGCTACGCGATTTCACCAACATGACTTGCACGGTGTTCTACTTGAGGTAGACGGTATTTATGACGAGGATGAAAATCCCAACGGTTGGCGCTGGATTAATATTGCAGGCATAATAGAGACGGCAGAGCAAATAGCAAATGATCCCTTAGATCGGGATTTAGGGGAGAGCCATTGGCCTAGCAATAACGCTTTTACGGTGGACATGCTAATGGCCCAGAAAAAGACCATGGGCTCTTTTGCTTTCTCCGCCCTCTACCAAGGCAGTCCAATGACTGCGGAAGGGCAAATAATTAAGGATAGTTGGATCAATCGGCTAGACAGCGACAAATGCCCAGAATTTGACCTGACTTGGTTAGCTGTGGACTGTGCCTTCTCCGAGAAGGAAATGGCGGATGAAACGGCAATATGTGTAGCGTCAATATCTCACCGGTTTCCAGGAAAGGTATACATTCGCGAAATCATCACCGGCAGATTAGGCTTTCCAGATTTGATTGCCAAAGTTAAACACCTATATTCCTTCTACGATGCAAAAGTTTTGTGCATTGAGAAAGCGGCTTCCGGACAGTCCCTTATTCAAATGCTTCGTAAGGAAGCAAAGATACCCATTGAGGAGATGAAGCCACTCCGATCGAAGACTATTCGCCTCCAGGCAGTGGCACCCTTGATGGAATTTGGACGAGTGTATTTTGTTGAAGGTGAGTGGATTGATGGGTTTGTCAGGGAGCTTACTACCTTCCCCTATGTGAAACACGACGACCGAACAGACGCATTCACCTGGGCTCTAACTTACTTCTCAATGAAGTTAGATAAAGTTGATCAAGGTTTGCAAGATTCAATCATTCAGAATAAGCGGTTCTTTGGAGATCTAACAAGGTCGGGTTTCAACAATAAAGATGTTTTTCCTAACCTCACTAGCAAGCGTTTGAGGCTATTTCCTGCGGATAATGCCTTCAACGACCCCGATTACGACTCAGTGAGTGGAGAGGCAGATCCGCGCTCATCATTTGTTCGTGGAATTCGCGGGGGTAAGAGAAACGTAGGATACGAGACTGATTTGTAGTTATACTATCAAGGGATAGCAACCCCTATAAAAAGTTCTAATCTCACCAATTAGATTTATCATGGCTAATTTACCTGTCGACAAAAATTCAAAAATGATGCAAGAGGACTTCGGTACAGTCGTCCTAATCACTGACCCAGCAGCTGACAAGTACCTTGCAAAAGCTTCAAAAGAAAAACCACCAAGGTTCTGCGGTGGTGCCGGTGGCTGGGATGACTACTGTGAGAGAATCGGAGAATGAAAACCGCTAGGTTTTCGGGGTAAAACTTAGTGTTCCCTGAGACAGCCCTCCAATGTCACAGGATATTTTTCAAGGGGGTGAGCAGGATGTAATCCTATTAAGCAGCAAAGAGTACGTTTTACTACCCACCGACTGTAATTTCCCCATGCTCACCAGTAAAGATAAAAGGACCAAGCGCCGTGCTGAAGCGACTCAATCGCTCGAGAGATCGTATTCTCGTGGCATGGACACCCTCCCGTTTCTGTCAAAAAATGACCATCAAGAAGATCTTTGGACTTCTTTAAATAAGAACACTGTGACTATCTCGATTGGACCCGCAGGAGTTGGAAAGACTCTCGTGGCCCTTTGGTGGGGTTTAAACGAAATCTCCAAGGGTAATATTGACAAAGTCATCTATGTCAGGAGTGATGTAGGATGCGCCCATCAAAGAGGTAGGGGCGCTCTTCCCGGAACCATGGAAGAAAAAATGGCGCCTTTAGTTGGCCCCGTATTTGACAATTTGTCTATTATGGTGAAGTCTCAAGGAGCTTCTGAGTATCTGGTTTCTAAAAAAATTATTGACCCAATGATGCTTGAAGATATGCGGGGGAGATCATTTTCCAACTGTTTGATTATATTTGACGAAGCGCAAAATGCCCTACCTGAAAACATTAAAACCGTTATCAGCAGGGTAGGCGAAAACTCCAAAGTTATAGTCACGGGCGACACCCGGCAAATCGACTTAGGGGTATTCAAAACTGATAACGGACTTTTAGACGCCTACCACCGATTGTCAAATATTAAAGGAGTCGGTACGGTTAAATTTGACAAAAGCGATATTGTACGTAATGGCGTTATTGCTGACATCTTAGAAGCCTACGACGACTAACGAAATGACAAAGGGACAGAGCACAACTGATCTTATCACTCCAGATGTCCCTTTCTATGATTTTGGGTTGTTAAATATAGGGGCGCGGCTACTTAAAAAAGCCGCCACAAAAGGCGGAGTAGCAAATAGTGTAATTGAGGGAGCCACTGAAGCAGCTGCAAAACGGGCTTCACAGAGTAATGCAAAGAGTATCATAAGAAAAACTTGCTCAAAGGGCACTAATTGCGGGGGCACTTGCATCGCTAAGATGAAGAAATGCCTCCTAAAGATGTCCCCCAATGTGTCACAGGGAATATCTGAGCTGGCTACGTGGGTGAAAGCTCGCAAACAACTAATATCTAGAAATCCCAAGGTGTCTGAAAAGGGCGCAAGAACACTCGCCACTCCTGCTGAATTTAGAGGCCCCGTCAAGGGACTAACCGGAGTTGATAAGCAAAGAGCTCTTGCCTCTCGTAAAGGCGAGTTAAGCAAAGCAAGAGTAAAGGCTCGGGCAGAGATGGCTCGGAAATCCATTGAAAAAATTCGCCGCGAGTATCCAGATCCCAAGGAATTTAATGAACGGGTCAAATACGTAATTGACAGTAACTATAACGGAGGAAGAGGGAAGCGATTAGAACATGGTGATTACTTCATTACTCTCGAAGACCTCGAAGGTTTAAGAAAAAACAAAGAGCTAATTCAAAAAATTTCAAATTTACAGGATGAAGTATATAGTAGCACAGGCGCGGCTAAAGATAAGGCTATTCAAAAATACTTTGACTTTATGGAGAGGGCTAAAAATGATAAATACACGTACAATGCAAGTGAAGGGCAGATTGATTTATTCTTAGCTCTTGTTCCAGACCCCACTTACGAACGCTTGAAGAGAGCGGGTGGTGAGAAGCGTCTAAAACAATTCACCTGGGGGACATCAAAACCCTCCCCAAGCGCAATTGCAATTCCAAGAAGTCAGGTAGCTGAGACTCTCGCACCGGGGCAACCCTCCGTAAACACGATAACAGAGAAAGCAAATGCTTGGAGTGTTGGAAGAGAGTATTTGAACACCGGGGGTAAAGATTTTTATACGGATATT